CGATTTCAATATTATCCATTTCCTTGTCTGGAAGTGCAACAAGGCTCATACCATTATTATTACGGTATAAAAGAGCTAAGGTTTCAGCATAATAGCATACCCAACCATAACTTCTCTTACCAGTAACCTTGGTATTATTATCATTCTTATCCTTTCTAAAGTTTGCGGCATAGTAACAAGCATATGCAATAACATCTGTAGTTACATTGCCACCCAGTAAGGAATTAAGAGATGTGTGATGTGTTTCAATCAGCTTTTCGAACATATCTTTCTGTTCCTGCTCGGAAATAACACCTGCATCAAGTAAGCCGTTAATATTCTTACTTTCAGTTCTGTAAAGGCGTTCATATTCAATAACCTGACCCTTAATGGATTCAAAAGCATTGCTTTCTACCTGATTAAAGGTTGCACGGAATACATCAAGCATAGTTCTAGGTGTTACAATATATCCTGCAACAATCTGATTCCAGAACTGAATAGCATACTGATGTAACTGTTCCATTGGAGAGTTGCCAGTATAAACAATATTATTACCGTCTTTATCAGTTGTAGAAACTTCTCTACCTTCGAAGGTTCTCATGTCTACAAACCACTGTGGCTTCATAGAAGGCTTACAATACTTTGTAGGAAGCATGTCGCCCTGTGGACCGTCTGCACTGATACCAGTCTTAGGAAGGTCGATTTCCCAACCCTGAGCAAATCTTAAACGAACAAGAACTCTCTTGTACCAGTTGTAGGCTTTCATATTGCCTTTTAACTGTTCGTTAATCATTAAGTCTGTGATACAGGTTGCCCAGTTTGTAATCTGTCCTGTACGGTTAGGAGTGGATAAAGCAACATAATACTTAATACGGTTTTCAATATTGTTATCTACCTTAGGAGCAGTATTGCCTTCATCATAGATAACATAACCCGGCATCTGAATCTGTTTAACAAAATCACTTTCAAAGGAATTGTCATTTTTATCCAATAAAAGTAAGAATTTGTCTCCGTCATAGTCGGCACCACCGAGAGCAGGTGCAATGGCATCTCTTGGATTAAGAACAATAATGTCCTTATACATCCAGAGGTAATCAACATGCTTACAAAGAGCTCTCTGAGGCTCGCTGTAGTGAATCATTGGGCTTCTCCACATACCAGCCTGAATACCGTCAATACCATTGTAATAAATTTCACCTGCATTAAGAGCAGATTCAAATTCATCACCCATAGCCTTGTGATAAAGGTTTAATGGGTCTGTTACAATATACTGGAATGCACCGTCAACAGGAATCTTACCAAAACCTACGTTATGCACATACTTCTTAACCTTTTCAAGAAGCTGAGCATGATGGTAATGTTCAGTAACTAAACGTGGCTCTACTTCTAAGTCATTTGCAATCTTGGTAGCTAATTCTTCACCGTCATCGTTTAAGTTTCTAACGCCTGCGATGAACTTTAAAGCACCAGCTGGGTCATTAAGAGCATTCTTTACGATTTCAAAAGCTCTCTGAGCACCCTTAATAAGTACGTTGCCGTCTGTAACAGTAGCCTGAATGAACTGGAAGTTCAGCATAGCCATACCCTTTTTAGCTTTGGAGAAGTTAATAACTTCAAACGGAGCGTCTTTAGAGATATACTTAGCAGACTTCTTGAAAACAAGCATGTCCACTTCAGCAAGTCTTTCATCTCCGTCCATTTCAGCAACAGGGATAACCATACCCTTTACACCACCGAAGAAACGAACCTGCATAACGGATTTGAAATCCTTAGATGTGAGGAATCTGTATAATTCTTCATCCTCAATAAGCATCTTGGAATCAAAGCCATATTCACGCCACTTTGTTGTGAATGTCTGATACTGCTTATCAGTAATTTCACCAGCCTGATGAAGAATATCAACGAATGTCTGTAACTTAATTAAGCTACAACCGTCCGAATAATTCACTTCATATATTCTTTCGCTCATAACGAATTCAAATGGCTTTAATGCACCTACAGCACCCTTATTCGGTTCTAATGTTGTAAGAGGGATTTCAGCAACAATATCTGGAACAACTTTACATCTGATGTTGCTTAAAACGCTGTTATCACCACGAAGCTTAGCACCAGCTTTAGATACATTAATAACGCTAGATGTTCTCATACCGATAGAACCAGTCTCGAACTTAGCGATAACACATGGGTCTTTCTTCATGTTTGCATACTCTTCGTCTGTAACATGAAGAACCTGAGCACGGAACTTCTCCATGTTTGCCCAGTTACCTGTATTTGCAAGCCAAATAACACCACCAGAACGTGCCTTGGAAGCAGATAAACCTACTGGGAAATACTTATCGCCAGTAGATACATCAATAATACCGTACTTGTAAGCATGAGTTAACAACTGCTTAAGCATCTGGTCTTTATTGTCACACTCTGGAACTTCAAAACCTTCTGGGTCAAAAGTAACTAAGTTAACACCCAGATTCTCTGCTGTTTCCATTAAATCAGCATAAGGAACTGCAACATCAAATAACCAATCTTTAATATTGGTATTGCGGTCAATGTCCTTAACTTCCATTTTCTTGCTTAAATCCATTGTGTAATACTCACGCTTTTCATCTGGAGTGATATTATATCCACACACCTTAGTCTGGGAAGTAATCTCTCTCTTCTGGTGAGATACACGGTGCTGAAAATCCTTATGAGTTGCCCAGATTTCCTGCCATGTTAAGTTAGGTGTACATCCTGCCTTCTTAGCGGAAGCCTCAATCTCTGCCTTTGCTCTGTCAATCTCAAACTGAGAAAGCTTAGAGCACATGTTCTTGTAGTTCTCCTCAACAATAGCAGGAGAAAGTCTCTTACCAGTAAAAGTAACACCACCAATAGTTTCGGATTCAGCAAACTTCTCTAAATAGCTAGGAACGTTTAAATCCTCAAGCTCTTTACGGTTCATGGAGCAAATATCCTTCCATGTATGCTTACCTGCATTCTTTACTGTGTTCCACACCTTGCTACGTAATTCGTTGATTGTTAATAAAATACTCATAATATAATACTCCTTTCAAAAGTAAAAATTATTTTAGCCCTCCCGAACGGGAGGGCATATGCACATAAATTAAAGTAATATAATGTAGCACTGTTGTAAAAATCTTTAACAACAAAACTACTAAATCAAAAAGTGACATGTATATTAAACACACATTTTGAATAAAAAGAACATCAAAATGAATGAAATATAGAATAAAAACAACCAGTAATCATATAACAATTACTAGTCGTAAAGTATAAAGATATATATAATAAAAAGACCCTAAGAGATACTATAAATAGAGCCTTATCTCCGTAGAGTCTTATTAAAAAAATATATAACAACATCATATATAGAGAATAATAATAGATAATGAATACCTATATAGCCTATAGCCATATATAAGAACACCTATATATAATAGATACATATAGATGATAAATGTTACAATTTTAATTGTAAAAGCCAATAATAAGTATCAAAAGGGCAGGTAGCCTCCTCTCGAACCGCCTATATATAATATAATAAAATTAAGAGATACAAAGCACTCTTAACAACATATTATATATAAGCAGTCGAATATAGACTTCGATATACGGTTATATTATATATCTTATATATACCAATACATACTATTATCTATATAACCTATCTAATCTATAATAATATGTCCTCCCGAAGGGACATTTAACTATACCTTATCCTACAGATAACATCATTAACATTAGTTATAGGTTTAGTATTATATATATAGACACCAGATAGACTTATTCTATATATATGTTTATTATTAACAAGCCAATCCAAATTCCTTTGCACTGTCTTCTCGGAGAGACATAACTTTCTAGCAATGGCATGTCTCGTCAACAGGACAGGCATATTATTTAGTTTATTACCATTATCATCATGTAATAAACATGAGTTGCATAAATAATTAATAAAGTTAAATATTCTTTGTTGTGTCTCGTTCATAGGACACCTCCTAAATTATTATTATGTCTCATCGACAGGACAATTATAATATATCTATAATGTCCCGTCAAGTGGACATATATAAAGCCGTGTCTTTTTCAAGAGCCAGACCGCCCCCTTGCATCCCCCTCACGGGGGAAACCCAAACCAAAAGCCGTGCCTCCCCCCAACGCCCCCCTTGCGGGGGGCTCTTGCATGACAGTACACCACGGGGGAAGCCGTCCCGAAGGGTTGGACTAATCGAAATCTTGCTCAACAACACTAAAGTCTCTGCCGTAATGGTCAAAGAGAGCAATAGTATTGTAGTAAGTAGCAACTGTAGCAGTCTCTGCATTAACAATCACCCCCTCTAAAACAACATTACCACCAACCGGATATGGTAAATAGTCGTATTCATGTTCTAACATAACACCGTGTTTCTTTAATTCCTTCTTAAATCTATTCATAATAATTACCTCCTTGTTGGATATTTAGATGCCAGTCTATCATGCACCTTATCAAACTCATCATCATCACATCTTTCAATCTCTTCATCATTAACAGTGAATACACAAACAGCACCTTCCTCAATCCAATACCAATCTAACATATTATTTCACCTCCTTATTATCATTGAAATCAATAACTACATCTTCGTGCATCTTAGAAATAAATGGTTTACCCCATACGTAACGTGTTTTCGTCTTATCCTCCCAAATACAATCTGGGATATCAGTCTGTTTTTCTGTATAACTCTGATGAGCTCTATAGAATTCAATATGGTCTCCGGCAAATACAGGATAATTATGCTCACCAAGTCTATAGGAATTGTCAGAACCATAGAATATAACCTTATTAACTGTTGCCTTAAAGCCATAAATTTCATCACTGATTTTGTGATGCTTTGTTGTTACAAAAGCAATAAACAATTTGCCATCATAATTACGGCAATTATAAACACGCTTACCTTCTTCCAGATACAAAAGACCACTCATGCGATTGGTATATCCAAAAATGTAATGATGCTCAGATATTTTGTTACCAGCAATATAAGAATTCATATTGAATGTCTCAGTGCTGAAATCAAAAATATTTAAACCATCGGTATCATAAGAGCCCTTAGTCTCTTCACTAGTGTATTCTCTTAATGCAACTACAAAACTTTCTTCAAAATCATATAACTTCATAATAAAATCCTCCTTAATTGTTATTTATTAAAACAATTACAAAGAAGTGGGCACTTTTCTCCGCAAAATGGAATCTCTTCTCCGTAGTTATCATAACCATAACCATTACAAAATCTAGTGGTTTTTATCATCTTATTATAAACTTTTTTCATTATCTTTTTTACCTTGTTTAACTGCTTCTTTGTCATCTTCTTTGTCATCTTCATAATAAAATCCTCCTTTAAATACTCTTTAAATACTTTGCAACATGCTCTGGTACAACAAGAGTACCACGTATATCACAATAGTTAACATTAACACACACTTCTTTTTCTGGCTTACTTTCTGTAACGCCAAGAGCTCTAAGTGTATCAGACTTAAAACAGCAAAGTCCATCTGGATTTACAGTGGCACTTGAAATAAACTGAGATTCTCTAGGGATAAATGGGCTACGGAATAACGGACCTTCAACAACAGATGTGTATTCTCTGTCAAAATCACCACCATAAAACTTCTTGTTCTCAACCATTGCCATTACCTTCTTTACGTTTCTAATCTGCTTCTTTGTCATAATAAAATCCTCCTTAAAATAAAATAATAATATTAATTTAAGGGGCGATAATGAATACCGCCCCATAACTACTAATTAAGCTAATAAAGCATCAACTAAAGCGTTAACCTTAGCTGTATCTGCTTCCTTGGTTACTGTCACACGGATGTCATGGGTATTATTCTTGAGCATTGCAATACAATATGTGCCATGGTGAACGGTAGTGTAGTCCTTATTGATACTAACAACACCATCAGTCTGAACATCAGCATTATGGAATGTAATATCAATCTTTGCTACTGTATTAGTGGTTACTTTTACGGACCCTTTACACTTATCTTCTACGAAGATTACATATGCATTGTTGTCATACTTCGTGATGGAAATAAATCCATTATGTTTAAGGAACCAGTTAACACGCTGATAAAACATATCTGGCACTTCGGTCTTACCTATTTCTTTCTTATAAGCGTCATAGATTGCTCTGTATAATGTACTCTTCTTAATCATTCTCTTGCCGATATTCTCCTCGCTGAGTGATTTAGTGCATTCATAAGAACGAAGCCAAATATTGTGACAAATCTTTTGAAGATGCTCGGTGTCAACAGTCTTAATATTAAAATCAAATCCAATCGGAGCATCAACAGGCGGAATAACAGGAGTCTTGTCCTCAAAAGCTCCGACCTTAGCCTTATCAATCTCATGTTCTGGGACCTGTGCCTGAATAGCTTCACCTAACATTTCCACAAGTCTCTCGTGCTTTGTCTTCTTGAACTGAACGTTGCTTATCTCGATACCATGTTTCTTTAATTCCTCTCTTAACATATCCTTTGTCATAACATTTTCTCCTCTCATATTGTTGTTTGCTGTGTTGATAGTTACATTGTTTCTTACTTCTTTCTGTGCCATAATAGTTTTCCTTCCTTTCATAAATTAAAAAGCCAGTCTCTCCTTCGCCTGAGAGAACACCTCACACTCAGAAAAGATAATAGCCCTTGCTCAGGGAATTATCATTTCCTGAGATAGTTAAACGACAACCATCCCCCGGAATTTCAAGCAATTCCATTGGTGTCAACTTAGAAGTCAATACTTATCCTTTTGTCATTAGTAATGGTTATCATTTGTACCGGATACCCATCCTTTCGCCCATCCAACCACCCAAAAGCCCTAGTTAATAGTTACTGATTACTCTTCATCACCCTCAAAGTCATCGGACTCTTCTTCGGATGGCTCATCGGATTCTTCTTCGAATAACTCATCGAAATCGTCTGTGAAAGAGTCCTTAATGTCTACAATCTTATCCTTTACCTTAGTTACCACCTTCTTTCCACCATTGAATACAGGCTTAGCAACCTCCTTGTAAGCAATACCAGCTACGCTACCTGCTGTTAATACGGCTGCACTACCAATTGCGATTATACCAACAGCAATTGTTAACGCAACTTTGAAGATGACAGCACCAATCTTAATGACAATCTTAAGAATCCAACCAATGAGTGCTTTTACAATCTTCTTAATCTTACCCCAGCCTTTCTTGCCTTCTTCATCGGTAATCTCTTCAACGGTTTTAACGAACGCCTCTGCCTTCTCTGCACTCTCGGTTACTGCATCTGCAAAGAATGGGAAGTCTTTAGCTTCCTTCTTCTTACTAGAAGCGAAATCCTTAACACCCTTAATGATGTTGCCGATGACCTTACTACCATTGGCTACAATATAATCACCAAGCTTGTCACTAGGCATCTGAAGCATCTTTTCTACCTCTGCTTTAACCACTGGAACGTTTTCAATCACGAAACCGGAAAGCTTTTCAAGGTCCTCCTTTCTAGCCTCAGCAAATTCTTTTGCCTTATCGCCCATAGTTACTTCTACTTCCTCTCTTACTGCCCCTGCTGTGTTCATTTCTTCTTCCTCCTTATTATTTAATGTGTAATCAAAAGCTTCAGTAATAGAAACTTCATCATTAATGTTATCCCAACCATCGGATGTGCATCTGTACCAGTCATCACCAATATTAACAACATCACCAACGGACATGGAATAGTTGAAAGCACCACCATCCTGAGCTTCGCAGAATACTCTCTCAAGAATCTTTTCATGAATCACTTCATCGAATGCATAGGTGTGTACCGCTTCCATCTCACTCACCTGAACAAAACCAACGCCTCTAATGGATGCAGTCATGTTCTTGGAAAAGTTTGCCTCAAAGTTACCGTCTCTCTTAATCTGGAATAAAGTTGCGTTTGTCATAGTATCTTCCTCCTTAAAAATGTTCTTAATGGTTTCTAAAGTTTCTGCATCAATAACATCAACATCAATGTCATTTTCTGCTAAGAGAGTCTTTAACTCTACTAATTCCTCGTTTGTAAGTTCCTCAAATGCCTTGCTTAACAGTTCTGTAATTCTTGTCATGATAATCACCTTTTACCTTTCTTGTATTTTTTGTAGGCTTTCTTAGCCTCTTTTCTATGATAAAGATACTTCTTGTAATAGTATCGTTTATCCTTTCTTCGCAGTTCGTCTATTTCCGCATCAAATAACACCTGAATGACAAAAACTGCAAAAATAAAGAAGCCTATAACGGCTCCTAGTGCAACAACTATCTCCATATTAAATCATCTCCTTTAACTCCATTATCTTTCCCGTAAATGAAGCTACCATAAATGAGAAGTCATTTATATATGGGATTATGGTTAATAATAGCTCTCTGTCCTCATAGCTATTTAATATAGCCATATCTAGAGCTCCGGCAATCTCTTGTAGATTGTTAAACTGAATATTAAGATAAGCAATAGATGCCTTATCAAAGTTATCCAGTTTATTATTATGTAGCATATCAATGAGTACATCTCCACAAGAGTTTAATCTTTTGCATTCTTTTGTGGTCTGTGACAATAATAAATCTTTCATTGTATTCACCTCCCTTCTGGGTGTGTCATACAGAGCCACACTAGCATCACCTCCTTTCAAAGAGAAAATTTTTTTTAAAGCCGATAATAAATAACGGATAGAATATCAAGTATGTATTATTCTTTAATCAGCTTTTCTTTTCGTGCCTTCATGTCATCAATAAGCATCTGAATACCATCTGGATTGTTGCATCTGGTCTTTAAGTCTTCCAACGCTTTGATTCTGGCATCACACTCAATGATTCGGTCTTTAGTATTTTCTGAAACCATATTTACCCTCCTTCTTCTTAGCTTCTTCACGAGCCTTATATGGATTGTAAGGCTGCCCTGTTCTTCGGTAGCTACCGAAGTATCTTGCATTACTGTACTCAAAGTTCTTATCTGTTGTCTTAATCATTAGAATTCACCTCCTTTCATTAAGTTGTTATATCTGTCAACATACTCTGTAGTTTCATATCCCATTTTCACGCATATTAACTCATTGAGCATGTATAACATTTGAATTGCCGCTTCAGAACCTACATTGTCCATAGAATATTTGTCTGCTTCAAACTCATCTCTAATATCTCTGGTTAATAAAGTAAGCTCCTGTAATAGATTAGTGTTCTTTTTAGTGAGTTTAATCTTGCCTAATTCTACATACACATTCCACATATACTTTATTCCTTTGTTGTAGTGACCATGTGCGTAATGCCCAGCTTCATGATAAATCATTGCCTGCTGTACTTTTTCAGGGAATGCATAGAAGTACTCATCTACTGCAATAAAAGTATTAAATGGAACAATAACAACTGCACAATAATAGATACCATATTTATTTATGTCAGGAATACAGTGAATGTTTACTTCTTTACCGTTAACATTTATTGTATCTACTTTGTTTTCTTTTGTTGCCTTAACATCAACCTTGTTTTCCATAGCATATTTATAATATGCAATCATACCTACTAAACCATAGAATAAATTCTTAATCTTCATAATCATTCCTCCTTTATTTACACCATGTAATGTTGCCATTTGCAGTACTAAACTTAAATGCATCTGGATAAATCCAACACATTCTCTGTCTTTTATTAGCATATAGCCACTCGCTTGTTTTGCTATTACCAACTGTTTTAAGGATGATGTGCTTCTTAAATGGCTTAAGCCTAAGAGCATATACCTTATTATTCGGAACATCAAATACCAGTACATCAACATTCTCATAGTTATTACGATTTCCCATGTTATAAGACAAATACTTATACATGAATTCATTACTAATAACCTTAACAATGTCGCAAATTGTGTCCTCAATAGCATCCTGTCTTGAGTACATTCTTTCATTAATACGCTGAATAGAATGTTCGGATAAAAATACTCTGTAACCGCTTATATAGGTATATTCCATTTCATTGATATAGTTATCGTATTTTCTCATAATATTTCCTCCTTTCTTATGCTTCTGGTACATACCAAGGTTCCTCATCAGGTGTCTCATATGGATTAACATAATCAATCGTATCGAGAACAGGTGGATTCCATCTTCTGTCTTCCTCAATCCATGCATACATGAAGAAAAGAGCCGTTACTATAGAGAATATAGCCATACCAATGTACCCTAATACGGTACAGATGGCATTGTAAATTCTCTGTTTTCTTCTTTCAGCACTCTGAATCTTGTAGCTGATGTGTCTCATTTCCTTGATTTCCTGATTGTTTGTCTGATAGCTCATAATACTATCTCCTTTCTTTTCGTATAACGGGTATACGTTATATGTATTTTTGTTAGGTTAGCTGATAATCCCGTTTCGGCTATAGCTGCCATCATCAGTATATAGGCACTACCCTATATAGACGGGAGCCTTTTAAGGTCATGCTCAGGACCATAAGCTTTAAGCTTCTACAACCTTAATGAAGATAACCTTTACTATCTTATTAGAATCAAATGTAAGGGTATCATTAAATTCCTTGATACCCTCTTTTGTAGTAAGGTCATTCCAAGGCATTACTGTACCACTGATAGAATTGGTACTAATGTGTGCCATGCCATCTTTACCCACATACAATTCATTGATACTGAACGCCTTATTTGTAGCAGGGATAGCTCCGAGTAAGCCATTAGCAAGTAAACATACACCAGCTAATTCATCTTTTCTACCATCATGGTCATTGATAGCCTTATTAGTTGCGAAATTAATTAAATTTGTGTTCATCATAGTGAACTCCTTTCCTTTGTTATGCAACGGGTACATATATGTAGTAGTTTACTGATAATCCCGTTTCGGCTCATGCCATCATCAGTACATGGACTCATACCATGTAGACGGGGGTATATAGGGGTAGTAGTATACTATTTATATAGCTCCGTATACTAGGGAGCTGTAGGCTAATTAATTGAACGGTAATTCCTTGTCAATATAATCAGCATATATGAGGTCAAGTTCTTCAACTACTTTATCCATGGCATCCCAATCAATGTCAATACAGCCATAGTCTGGTAATGCCGCTTGTTCATCCCTCCACTGTTCATACCAATCATCATCCCATGGATATGACTCTTCTTCAGCCTCAAGCATAGCTACGAATCTTTCTGTTTCTTCGTTGCTAAGACTAGACTCTACAGTTGGGATAGGATTAACATATAGAGCGTCATGTAAGCCACTACCTATTCTGTAGTATTCCATGTTCTTCTCTACGTGCTCTCTTTCACTATTAGATAATGTGAGAAGAGCAATAAATTCTGGCTCTAACTCACCATCTTCAATAGCCTTGAGCATACGCATATCATGTTCATAGTCCTTCCATGTTTTGTCAACGCCTTCGAGGAATGTAATTCTATCCATTGCCTTTTTAAGACATTCCATTCTTTCCTCTTCTGTGAGTTCTGCTGTCTTGTTGGTAATAATAATACTACCTGTGATGTTGTTTGCCATAATAATGACTCCTTTCATAATATAAGATTTTGTTGTTTCACCCTGCCCATTCAAAATAGGGTGGGGTTCCGAACTTCGAATCAAAGTTCATAATATTAAACCAAGTCCCCCCAAAAATATATATATAAAAATACCCTATACGGCTGTAACAAAATGTTGCAATTTTCCCCAATATGTGCTACAATGGTGTTAGAGGTGGTAAATATGAGCAGCAATGGCATATATTTCAATGAAAATCTTGAGGAATTAAAAGCATTCGCCCATGGCGAATACAAAAAATTGCAAAATTTAAGAGCAATAAACGTATATCTTGCTCATCCTGAAGCAATTAAGATTGCTACGCAATCATTAACGCCAGCGGAACGCAGGTTTAACGTATTCGTTCCAAATAAATACATCAGAAAAGACAAGATGGCGTTATTAAAGGATGAAGGCGTAAAGTTTGAAATATTAAAGAGGGTGGGGTTAATATAAAAACCGTATATAGCGTGGGGCTTCGCCCCATCCTAAAAAAATATATATAAAATTTTTCATATTAAGGGAGAGCGATTAAATGAACAAGGACACAGAGCAGTTTGATGAAATGGTAGCAGAATGCTACCAAGTAATGGTAGGGACAAAAAAGGCGATTGAAGTTATGAAACAAGCACTTGAGTATGCCGGAGTAAAAATAGGCCCTGAAAAGGTATTCGTTGAGGTAAAATCCACAAAAGAAACTAAAAATAAACTGATGGTCGTAACGGATAAAGAGCTTAAGATGGAAATATTACAACATTTACATATTATATGATAAAACGTAGCAGGGTTTCCCTGCTATTATTTTTGCTTTTATTTTTTAACAATATATGATACACTTATTGTAACATTAAGTATCAAAAACATAAGGAGTTGAAAACAAATGGCAAAGAGTTTAATAGTAGAACAAATCAGAAGAATGTCACAAGAAGAAGGTTTGTCCGATTCAGAGATAGGGGAACAACTGGGTTATGCTAGAGTTTCTGTCCAAAGAATCCGTAAAACCAACAATATACCTATAGCAAATAGAGAAAACCGTAAAGATAAACCATGTAAATGTATGAAATGCGACAAGGAATTCTTTATAAAACGCAATGAATCAGATAAAATATTCTGTCCAGAATGTGAAATTACTGAAAGTGCAAAATATAACAAGATGTTAGCTGACAAAGGTATTACATGTTAACGTATATTTAATAGGAGGATTTAATTATGGCAATTTTAGCAAAGCAAACGAACCCATACGAAAGAGTAGATAAAAAGATTGAGGATTTATCAGAAAAGTACAGACTGTCATTTAGAGAAAATACCTTTGAATATCAGAGATTATTTAGAGAGTACTGTAGCTTGAAGTTCTATAATGTAATTAAAAAGATTAAGATTTCAAGACAGATGAAGAAAGTTAAGAAAGAAATGGATTTTGCTGAGAGGAAGTATAATTTGTTACGACCTTCAGTTAATTAGGAGGGATAACCATGGCTAAAAATTTTCTAAAAAGCGATGCTTTAGCCTTTTTTAAAAAGGGTATACTCGCTGGTGGAGTAACAAAGGTAGACGATAAAATTTTAAATACCTATTTTGATAATTTTTTAGAGAGCAATAAGTCGTTATTCTTGGCTGGCGATAGTGCGAGAGCAATAGACAGTTCAGTTGCTGGCGTAAAAAAGAAAATAAAATCTACAGATTACGATTGGAATAAAGTAATAGGAAAAATAGGCGAAGATTTTGGTTATGAAATAAATTTTAATAATGTAAAAAGCCTAGATAATATTGCTTTAGAAGGCAATACTTATGCAATTGGCTATGAGCGAATTGCAAAAAAAGCTAATTTAACTACTCGTAAAAATTTAGCTAGTAAAAAAAGACGAAAAGATGAAATGCTAAAAAAGAAAAAAGAAAATCTTTTAAGTCTTGAAGGTGAAGTATATGATGTAGATGCAGATGTTGCCAATGCTTTTAATGGAGATACTCCTATAGATGGAATTCCGCAATACAGAAGAGTCGGTGAAACATCTGGTCCTCAAAGATATAAATACGAAAATGGTGAAGTGGTTAGCGGTCCAACACAAGGATTAACTGGTTCAATTAATGACAGACTTACACAAAAAAGAATTAAAGATTATGAACAAATAGATGCAGAATTAGAAAAAAAATACCCAAAAAGAGATAGGAATGGAAATCGCAAAGAAAGAACAGCTTATGAAGCTTATATGCAAGAACGGCAACAAAGATATGACCAAGTAAATAAAAGACTCGGTTATACTCCAAAAGTACAAAGAGGTTCATCTGGAGAAATTATAGATGGCGATAATGATTTAGAAGTGGCACAAAGTGTTGTTAATAATGGTACAGGTAAAGATGGCATTGGCTTGTGGGGTCATATGAAAAAGCATCCAGTTATTTCAACGGCTGCGGTTGTTGGTACTGTTTGGGGTGCTTCTGAGCTTCTTGAAGACGATGATTTCTAGGAGGTAGAGCCATGTTTTATACTCCATTTCAAACACAAAGAGACCAATTGCAGGAATTGATATATCAAATCATACAGGACCCAACGTTTAAAAATCAGATAAGCTCCTACATTAGAATGGAAATAGAGGCAAGTAAATCTAAATATTCTAAAGAAAATCATGGCGGAACTTTATCATATGATATGTTAACTAGGGGTACTGTTGATATGCAGGCAAAGATGGCTGCCAGTGGATACGATGTCTATGGTAGAACTTTAATTCCATCAAATAAGCCAATGACAAATGATAATGTATATAAAAATATGAAGAACAAAATAAACTATGGACGCTCTTCCTCTAAGCCGCACGAGAATAGAGGACAGTATTCTTTTGCAAAGGGTGGTTGATATGGCAACTAATATAATGGAATTTTTAAAAGGTAAGATAGGTAAATATGGGGATTCTGCAATGACTTATGCAAGAAATATCTCCAAAAACGTTACCGTGGAAAGTTTGCAAGACGGTTACAATACCTATATAGCACAATCTTCAGACGAGCTTGCTAATGTTGCCAGAAGAAGTATGGCAAGAAAGAATACTGTAATGAGTAATTTGAATATGGACGATTTTCAGAGAACGTTCAATAACTCTGAAGCCAGAACGAATGCAGAATATGCCAGTTCTTATAGCACTTTAAAACAAAAAATAGCATCAGGAAATATCGAAGAAGCAAGAGAAATAGCATCTGATATTTCAGATAGATTTGGTGATAAAGACTATTTGGCATATCTGCAAGAGGCTGAAGCTAAACAGATTTCCATAGCAGGACAGATAAAAGGTGCTCCGGCAGGTGCAATTCATGATAAATACATAAAAGACATGAAGAATAAAATAGGCGGAAATAAAATAGTAGACAACTTTTTAGATGATTCTTCTAAGGAATGGTTAGCTAAAAAGGCATATAGTTTACAAGGTAAAGACCCACGATATTACTTTGCAACCAATGACAAAAAGACAAATAGAATTAGAGCAGGGGTTGTTGGTGGAGCATATTTAGGTGGTAGTATGGTAGTCAGAGGGCTCCAAGGCGGAAATCCTATTACCAATGAATATGGAGAGCGTGATATTGCAGGTATACCTTTTATTTAGGGAGATAGATTATGATAACACCAGTACTTTTTACAATTGCATATATATGCTCAGAAAATAAAGGATATCTCGTATGGGAGCACGATGAAACTGCACTCTCATACGAGATATATAGAAATGGTAATTTATTAGATACCGTTGATATAAAAGATTTAGATACTCCATTTACATTTCTTAGATTCCCTAGAAATACACACCTTAGGAATAAATTATTGAAATGTAAAATGTATGTAGATGAAACAGTTAAGAAATTCAACGAGTATGAATACAAAGTAAGAGCTGTATATGAAAACGACCAATACAGTGCATTTTCTAATATAAAATATATAAAGTGTGAATAGGTGATAAAATGGCAGATGAAGTTATTACAAAGCAAAAACAGCCTATTATAAATATAGGTAAGGTAGATGATAATGCAGCGATGACCCAAATGTGGGGACTGAATCCTGCTCTTATACAGGAAATAAGCAAATCTGCTATGATACGTTCTTCTAAGCATGGTATGTTTGCTTCTGTTCCTATTATATGTCAAGAGCAAGACTGTCCTTATAAAGATGTCTGTACTGTTGATGTAGCAAATAGAATTAAAGGGCAAAGATGTCCTATGGAAATCGGTGCTATTATAGCCAGATTTAATCAGTATTGTCTTCATTTTGGTTTAAATACCAGTGGAGATATGATTGCAGATGAAGAATTAGTAGATGCTACTTTAATTAAAGATTTAGTTACCATAGAAGTGCAACAAATGAGATGCGAAAATAAAATAGCTATGTCTGGCGATTTCATGGGCAAAACATTATTAGATATAGATAAGAAATGTAAACCTTATTATGGAGATATTATTTCTCCAGAGTCAGAACATTTACTTGTATTACAGGATAAGAAGGTAAAAATCCTTAATCAGTTAAATGCTACTAGAAAAGATAAGGCTAGTGATAGAAGCCAGTCTGCAAGCCCTACTGAAAATGCTATTAAGATTTTCCAAGAAGTGCAAAAGGCTATTCGAGAACAGACTATTATAGATATAGATACTATTGACTTTGATGATATGTCAAATGAAGCCGATGCATATGAAGATAACACAGAGTTAAATTCATTAATCGAACCTAAGGAGTGATATTATGGGTTTAATACGAAAAGCTATTGATGTTACTGGAACAATTGGAGAAAAAACCTTTGGAGCTTTAGGTAAAGGTGCAATTGGACTTGCTGGTGGCACAGTAAAAGGTGGTGCTAAATTAGGTAAGTCATTAATAAGAGACATTACCGAAGAAGAGCTTAAAGATGCTTCATTATATGAAAGATTAGCTGGAAAAAAGTTAACAGGGGTTGGAATAGGCTTATTAACGGGTGGTACAATGGCAATGAGCACTATTGATGCTATTTCAAATGAAGGACTTGGAAAAGCACAAAGAGTTGGCAAAGTATCAATAGGTGATAATCTCGATAGACTTGTTTCCTATGATGGCACTGGATTTGCCCAAAATATAAATAGAGTTTCCAGAGGAAATCCAGAAGTAATGCAAGATATAGTGCAAAACACATTTGACAATCCTAATCAATTTGGTGTTAGTGGTGATATAGTATTTGCTTTGCATAATATGAGAGAGGGATAATTATGGCTATAAGCATGATTAAAAATAAGGTGCTACAGAGTGCATCTAAAATAGGGTTAACTAGTCTTCCTACGCTTGGTACAGTGGTAGGTACTGGAATGGATTTGTATGGAACAGCCAGTACATTTAGTGAATCAAGAAAACAAGGCGATAGTATAACCACCACTATAGGAAAAACAGCTATGGATTTTGGCGTTGGTGCTTTATTGGGTGGTAAGGCACAAATTGCATACTTTGCCGCTACCGCAGGTTATGATATGATAATCGGAACTTCAAAGCAAAATGCAGAGCTTCAAAAACAAATGAAATACACTGGCTCAGGGCGAATGGGTTCTGGGTATTTCAATATGTCTGGAGCAGGATATACTATGCGACAAAGGGCGATAAATCAGTTAAGAACTAATGGACAGAATGTTAACTCTGTACTCGGAAACGAAGCAAGAAATTATTTAAAATCTTCAAGAGATTATACTTAATTAGGGTGGATTTAAATGGCAGCTGTAGCACAAACAATAGGACAATTAAATGATATAGAATGCAATCAGATAATGAATCTTTTGATTCCTTTAGATAAGAATATAGTCAAAAAGGTAGATTTTGTTCAAAAGCAATACGGGTTAAATTTCAAAGAAGCGTTGGAATATACAATTACAAACAACCCTGTATTATGGGCTAAAGTTTATCTTGACTGGGAAGCTAGAGATTATCAAGATGTAATTATCCAAGAAGGTAAGCGTTCTAAAAAGCTTGTATTAAGACTTGGACGAAGACTTGGTAAATCAGACTCTATGTGTGTACTTATTTTATGGTTTGCGTACACACAATATAATAGAGGTCCGAATAACCAATACGATATTATTATAGCAACTCCATATGAAACGCAGATTGACTTAATCTTCAAGCGTTTACACCAGTTGATTGAGATGTCTCCGGTGTTAAAGTCATTAATAACAAGAGACGTACATCATAATTTAAACCTTACTATTAATGGTATTGTTTCTAATATTTTAGGTTTAACCGCAGGTGCTAACAACTCATCTGGCGGTGCTAACTCTACTCGTGGTCAAAGAGCAGATTTACTTATCCTTGACGAGTGCGACTACATAGGTTCTAATCAGATTACGAATATCTTAAATATTAGAAATGAAGCTCCAGAACGTATTAGACTTATCTGTGCTTCCACGCCATCTGGTAAGCACGAAGAATATTACCGTTGGTGTATTAATGCCTCTAAGAGATATTTCCCAACAGCAGAAGATATTAAAAATAATCGCTTCAGTGGTTATCAAGTAGAAGAAAAAGCGATTGGCGAAGGTAATGGTTGGACAGAAGTATATGCTCCATCCAACGTTAATAAAGAATTATTAAAGATAAATCCAGATACTCAACAAACTTATCTTGAAGATATTAGAGATGAATTATCTGACATGAGATATACTCAAGAAGTTATGGCTGAATTCGGTGAAGAAGAAATGGGTGTATACCAGAAGAAATTCATCAATGCAGCTATTATGGAAGGTGAACGCCTTAAATATAGATACATTACTAAATGGTCCAAAGAAGATAGGAAATCTTATCTTACAAGAACGCATGGGCAAAATATTAGAATACTTGGAGTTGACTGGGATAAATATTCAGCAGCAACAAATATGGTATGCATGGAACTTGATAGATTCCATCAAGACCATGAAGGACGCATTGTTCCTATGTTTAAGATGTTATTCAGAATAGAAGTTCCACGTTCTGATTTTACTTACGTCAATGCAATGAACAAAATCATAGAACTGAATGATGAATACCAGTTTGATTGGATAGGTATTGACCGTGGTTACGGTGAAGTACAATTAGAAATGCTTCATAAATATGGTATGGAACATCCTGAAACTGGCTTAGCAGATAAGGTTATTGGTTATCAATTCTCTCAAAAGATTGAAGTTCGTGACCCATATACTAAGAAAAAAGACCAGAAACACCTTAAGCCATTCATGGTTAACAACTCAGTTAATTTATTTGAAAAAGGTAAAGTTATTCTTGACCCTTCAGATAAATCAATGATTTCTCAATTAGAAGAATATAGAGTAAAATCCATAAGTAGTACTGGTATGCCTGTCTATACAGATGAGAATGAACACGCAATTGATGCCATGAATCTTGCCCTATTGCTATTTGAGCAAAAGTATGGTAGCTTATTAAAGCAAGTTTATTCTATCAAAACAGTATTTATTGGAACTCTGGATTCAAGAGATGAGCATGTTAAGAGCCGTGAAATTGGTGAAAACCAAGAAGAGCCTTTTGTAAAGATAATTAAAACTTCCGAAAAAGAAGGTATTATCAGTATTACTCCAGTTCGAAGGCAAAATAAAAGAGTTCCATCATTCCAGAGGAGGTCTTTTTAATGGAAATCAAAGAACAATTAATAGATTCTGGGGCGGTCATAGGATACCGTCCCAATCTTAAATACGAAAAATTCAATAAGCCAGTTGAACAAACAGAGCCTATTAATATCAATCAATACATTAATAAGGCTAGTTATTCAACTACACTAAAAAGTTTTTTAAATAATTTACCTAATGCTGTACTGGAAAACTTAAATGAAAATATCGACATCATAAACGAAATGATTGACAGATTATGCAAAGAGTTCGATAATGAAACACATGATACATATTCAAATATTAACTCTTTTGTAAATGCGTTAAGAGCAAAAAATAATGAATATGCTAAAGAATTTCTTAACGCACATAAAGCAAATATTGGCAAAAGCCAAATCCCAGAAATTATCGAATTACTGGAAAACGAAAAAGAGAGAATAAATATTATTAGCGATACTTTAAAAATTTTATACTATGGTACTTCAAATATTACAAACGAAGAATGCAAGCAAAAAGATGCTGAAATGACTGCCGTGCTTGTAGAAAAAGAAAAGCAGGGAAAAGGCATTAACTATTTAGCATTATCCGTTGATTCAGTATTGAATAAATCCATAAATACATATAGCGTAAAAATAGATGAAGCATGTACTAAATTAGAGCAAGTTGCATATTTAAGAGATGAAAATGGTGTGAATAATCCAATATTAACTCCTATGATACAACGTCTCTTTTTGGAGGTAGATGACGAAATAAACGCAAGAAGTAATTCATATGATATGCAACAAAGTATTGATACTACGAGAAAAGCGTTATATAATTACTATATTAAACGAAAAGACTTAAATGAATTCTATAATACAGTATCAGAAACCTCTAGAGAAGGAAGTTACTTATTATCTAAAATATCTTTTTTTGAGAAAGAAACAGACAACTCAATTGAAAATATAAATAAAACATTGATGGGGAATTCCTTTTTTGTGAATTCTATGGAAAAATTAATGGCAGAAAAACAACAGTTAAGAAAGGTTTATGCTACAATTAGCTACACTTAATGCCTAAATAACGTATATTAAAATTTTGAAAAACGGGATGGTGAAATAAACATGAATAAAATCAAACGGTTCATAGCCAATACATTTTTCAAAGAACTCCTTCCCGCAGCACCTGTTTCTAAGGACGCTTCTTCTGGGGGACAAAGAGAATTAGCATCAGAGTTTATTAAACAGCTTGTTTATAAGACTACTGATGATACAGACTTTGAAGAACCAGATTTTAATATGGAAGACATACAAAATGCCTACGATACAGATTCTTATGTACGTCAAGGTGTTGATAAATATGTTGACCAGATTTTTAAAGAAGGGTATAGTTTTTACGGGAAAGACACTAATACAGTTGACTATTTAAAGCTTAGGCTTGAATACATAGCAGAAGCGACAAGTACTCCGACAAATCAATTCTTAATGGATATTGCGGAAGACTTAGTTAAATACGGAAACTGTATGATTGTTAAGTCAAGAAGTAATGACGTTAACTTATTACCTCAAGGTGTTAATGTTCAAGGGCTTGCAGGAAAAGAACCTGTTGTAGGTTATTTCTGTGCTAATCCTTCTACAATGACTGTAATGAGAGATGAGCATGGCGTTATTAGTAAGTGGAAACAGGAAACAGATGCAGGTGAACAGGAATTTAATCCTGAAGATGTAATCCATTTCTATTACAAAAGACCAAAAGGTAATGCATACGGAACAAGTTTCTTAGTGCCAGTCCTTGATGATATACGAGCATTAAGACAAGCAGAAGAAAACGTTCTTAAAATGATGTATCGTAATATTTATCCATTCCATCATGTAAAAGTTGGTACAGAGGACCAGCCGGGTACGGAAGCGGAAGTGGATAAGATTATCGAAGAAATCAACAATATGGATGTTGAAGGTGGTATTGTTACTACAGAAAGAGTTACAATAACTCCTATTGCTTCTGATAAAGTTATTGACGCAGAACCATATTTAAGGTATATGGAAGATAGAGTATTCTCTGGTATGGGCATTCCTGCTATTATGTGGGGTCGTGGTGATACAGCCAATCGTTCTACTGGTGACAATATGACATCAGAAATGGCTGACAGAATCCGTGCTATTACCAAAATCATTGAGATGTTCTTTAACTCATTCATAGTAAAAGAAATCTTAATGGAAGGCGGATATGACCCAGTACTTAATCCAGACCAAATCGCTGAACTTAAATTCCACGATAATGACGTAGATGTTAAAATCAAGAAAGAAGTTCACGCCATTTATAAATATGAACACAATGCGATTACTGAAGATGAAATGCGTGACTTACTTGGTATGGACCCTATTGCTGATGGTGACAGAGAGAAATTATTTGTTGAACTCATTACGAGAGAAACACTTAAACTTCAAGCTGAACTTGATGTGCAGACGGCTAAAGCTACTGCTTCAGCTAATGGCGGTACAGGAAGTAAAGAAACAAACAACAAAGAGAAAAATTCTGGAGGACGTACTCCTACTAAGAAGTCTTCATCCTCAGGAAAAGATAATTACAATGCTATTATCGGTCTCATAAAAGATAATGTAAATAAAATCAATGATGAAATGGACAAATATGTAATAAATTGTTATACTAATAGACAACAAATATTACAATCCAATGTTGAAAGTATAGTAGCAAAACATATTAAAGACATTTCGTATACAGTAAAAGCAAAAATCGAAGACGAATCCTTAATCAAAGTCGTTGATGAAATGCTTATCAAGAACTCCGTAAAACTTTGTCAGAATATACATGATGACTTAACTGGTGTCAATATATATTCAACATCAAAAGGTAGTGTTAGTGACATGGTTACAATTAGAGTTAACTTATTCGGAGATTCCATTACGAATTATCTGAAATGTAAAATGAACGCTACCATATACATTGATGGTTCATAAGAAAGGAGTTCAATATGGCAATAATCAAAATTACCGATGCCAATAATAAAGAGTTTTCAGTAGATGATATGAAAATTTTTGATTTTAATGGCGATGTCGGTGAAAAAGATGTTCGCAACATTAGCGATTCAAGAGAAAGAATTCGTGTAGAGAACAAAGTCAAATTTGTTGACGCAAAAGGTGAAGCTGTTGACGTAACACAGTTGTTAAAAGATTCTGCTTCCGGTAAGAAAAATATCATAGCACTTGATGTTGAAACAGAAGCAACTCACTCTGGTAAAAACCATAACTACTGTGTTTATTACGAAGACAGCATGGAAAAGGATGCAGAAACTTTCATGAATCCATTTCCAAAGCCAATGTTAAAAAACCACGATTCTTATTCAGAGCCTTTAGGAAGAACAAAACAATCATGGTTTGGACCTTCTGCATTAACTGATGAAAGAAGTGCAATCCATCTTGTAACAAGAGTAACTGATAAAGATGCTATTGAAAAATTCTTAGATGGGCGTTATAGTACAGTAAGTATTGGTGGTTCAATGGGAACTGTTACATGTAATGTATGTGGTAAAACAATTCTCAAAGACGGTAAATTCAATTTCTGTGGTCACTGGAGAGGTGAAACCTACAAAGACCAAGTATGTTACTGGGGAGCTAAAGATATTACTTATCATGAAGTTTCTACAGTTAACAACCCAGCAGATGACTTTGCTCAGGTTGTTAAGGTTACAGTTATCACAGATGAAGATAAAGAAAATAAAGATGAAAAAAATAAGGAAGGAGTCGGAGACATGGGAGGAAAGAACAACCCAAATACTTCATCTCAATCAACCGACCAGAGAAATAAACTGGTTGCGATGATTGATGAATTATTAGGTACTAACACCGCTGCTCAGGCAACTGATGCAAATACATCAACACCTGAGGCTAAAGCAGAAGATGCTAAGTCTGATGCTGAAACCCCTGAAACCAAAGACAATACTGAAGATGTTGCAAAGCAATTAGAAGATGCAAACAACAAGATTGCTGATTTAGAGAAACAGCTTGCTGATGCTAACAAAGCAAAAGAAGAAGCTGAAACCAAATTAGCAGACGCTGAAAAAGCAAAGGAAGAAGCTGTTCAGGATTCCATTGCTATGAAAGACCAGTGTATCGAATTAGCACTTGCTAACAAGAAGTTAATTGCAGACCAGATTATTGAATTAGAAATTTCTCAAAAGAAATTAGAAGATTCAAATTCTTCTGAAAGACAGAAAGAATTAATTGGTCTTTCAATGAAAGATTTACAGGATGCTTTCGATGCAGCTAAAAAGAACGAAACTTCAACAACTGATTCTCAGAGAACTATAGGTCAGGCACAGAATCCTACCTTGGCAAATGCAGGAGAGCCAAACTCGACTGTTACAGACGCTGATGGTAACACTGTAGAGCCTAAGGCAGAAGATTCTAAGGAACAGAAAAAAGTTGAAGATTCAAATAAAAAGAAATCTATTGATGACTATGTAAATGACATGGTTAATAAGATTTCACGATAATCAAAAGGAGGAAACTAAAATGGCTTTATTTAGAGGTTATGAAAACCAACAGGGTTCAAGAAGTAATACCGCATTAGTTCGTTCTGGTCATATGTCTCCAGCCGAAAAGTGGATTCTCGACCCAACATTCATGGATAAGACTATGAGTGGAGTATTCAAAGATGGTGTATTATTCAATTATCAGTATGGCGGTCCGGGTATGGAAGAAGTAGTTATTCCTAAGGGTCGTGTAGTAGGTGTTTCTAAGTCTGTTAAGGATTTCGTTTCTAACAAGTACCTTACAACTATTACACTTCCGGGTCTTGCTCTTAACGGCAACACAGTAGGTATGGCTCCATACAACTTCACTAAGGACTGGTTCCAGATGGATAGATTCGGTGGTAATCAGCCATCCATTATCACTATGGAATATGTTAGACTTCCTTACATGCCGGGATTCACTCCTGCGGCTGCTGTTTCTAAGGAAGGCTTACTTGAGGAAGAACTTGCTATCTCCGTTGAAAACAGAATGCCTTGGGGTGCTGTAATCGGTAAGTGTGAAGCTGGTGACTACTTAAAGGCTACTGCTTCTGGTCGTCTTACTAAATGGGACCCAACTAAGGATTCTTATCACGAAGTTGTTGGTCAGGTTCTTGCTTCCGACCTTAACGCTGAACCTACTGGTTGGTTACAGTGGATGTTATGGGAAGAACAGTACAGAAAGGACGACGACCAGTTCATGAACCGTTCTGGCGTATCCAATCTGCCAACTGACGAAGGTTATCCATTCGACCCTACCTACGCTGAAGGCAACACAATCTTCCAGAATTATCAGTCTCAGTTACTTACTAACCCAACTGGTATTCCGGGTCTCCACGATGGCTCTGGTAACTACGATGGCTTCGGTAAGAACGATACAGAGTACACTGATATGACTATCGGTACTATTGATGCTGGCACAGCAAAAGATACTGTAGTTCAGTTCCAAGCTGTTGACTTTGCAGGCGGTAAGTTAAAGAACTTACAGCAGGGTGTTGTAGTTAAGATTGAAGGTACTGTAGTAGATGCAGCTAACGTAACAATCAACTACACAACTGGTAAGATTTCTGTTAAGCTTCCTGCTCAGGCTACTGGCGAACAGACAGTTACTGCAACATATAAGGCAATGCATTACGGCACACCTTCCTACTCCGATTTCAAGGGCGTACAGGGCGAAGTGTTCGTATTACTTAAAAAATAATACAGGGCGGGGGCAAAGCCCCCGCACCTAACCATAATCAAGGAGGAAATCTAACATGAGTATTTTAAATGTTTTAGACCAAATGGAATCTCGTAATGCAGAGCTTCAGAAGTCCATTCAGGATAAGCTGGAAAGAGGCTTACCACTTACAGATTCCGATATCGAAGATTATCAGATGACAGAAAACGATGCCAAGGTATTTGATGCATTCACTAAAGTTCTTGACGGTAAGAACGTACCGGGCTTTACATTCAAGGATTTCGTAGCTTCTCCACAGGCTAAGGTGTTAATTCCAAGAATTATCATCGGTACTATGAGAAAGGCTGCTGACCCTGTATATCTTGCTTCTAAGTTCTATAAGAAGATTAGACTTAAGAATGGTCAGGCTGTTATGTTCCCGTCCATCGGTGTTATGAGAGCTCATGACGTTGCCGAAGGTCAGGAAATCCCAGAAGAAAGCGTAGACTGGAATCTGGCAAAGAATTCTCTTATCCATGTTGGTAAGAGTGGTGTCAGAATTCAGTATACTGACGAACTTCAGAAGGATTTGGAATTCGACCTTATCTCTGTTCTCTTATCTGAGGCAGGTAGAGCAATGGCTCGTCTTAAAGAGCAGAAGGCATTTGACGAATGGAAGCGTCATGGTTGGACAGTATTTGATAACAGCTTAAGAGGTCAGTTCCCAGAAGCAGGTACTACTGGTCTTGACTTTGAAGGCAATCCAAACGATACTATGTCCATTGACGATTTACTTGACTTAATCATCTGTGTATACAACAACGAGTATACTCCAACAGACTTAATCATGCATCCGTTAGTATGGACTGTATTTGCTCGTAACGGCTTAACTGGTTCTCTTACTGCTCCATTTGACCGTGAAGTTAAGAGAGAAATGCCAAACGCTCAGTTCAAGCTTGGTCCTGAATCCATTCAGGGTCGTATCCCATTTGCATTTAACGTTAGCTTATCTCCATTCGCTCCTATCGACAAGGTTAACAAGACCTTCGATATGTTCTGTGTAGATGCTAACAACGTAGGTGTTCAGATTGTTAAGGAAGACCTCAAGACTGAAGAATTCCGTGACCCAGCAAGAGACCTCAATAACGTTAAGGTTATCGAACGTTATGGTTTCGGTACTTACAACGAAGGTCGTGCAATCTGCTCTGCTAAGAACATTAGCATGGCTAAGTCCTTCGCAACACCAGAAAGAACTATCATTCTGAATAATTAATTAGCTGTAGAACGGAGGAAAAGTAATGGCTACTATCGAACTTAGATTAAATTCAAAGAAACCGGGTAACTATGCATTCTTCTGTCCTGTAACTAAGCTGCACTTAACAATTGCTAACCCTGTTGGTTTCGCTGACAGGGTTAGCAATTATATTTTAAGAGGAATTAAAGGTAAGACTCTTATTGATGTAAACGGTGTTGTTGACTTAGAAACAGGAAACGTTGTAGGCGTTAAAAAGGAAGAAAAGAAAGAAGAAGTTAAACTCCCGGAGTTAACACCAGCTCAGGAACCAGCTACCCAAGAGCCAGAAGAATCATCTCAGGCTCCAGAAGCGGCTGCTAATGTAGAGCCTGAAGCAGAATCTCAACCTGATGCAGAACCTGATGCAAAGACAGAAGAAACAGAATCTGAAACTGAAAAAGTTGAAGATGCTGAATCTGAAGAATCTGAAGCTGAAGAGGCAACAGAAAAGAAAAAGAGAGGCAGAAGAGCTCAAAACTAATAAGGAGTTAATAACATGAATAACGGCAATGAAACTTTAGGGTTATCCGTTATATCAACAACTCCAGAAGCACATCAAACAAGTGTAAATGTGAATAAACCTATAGAGATTAAATTCAGCGGGGACATTAATCGGTCAACGCTGAATAACTCTATAGTCGTATTTGAAGATTATGATGGAGTTTATAACGGTGTAACAAGCCTTAAAGCAAGTGAAAAATTCAATATCGTAAAAGGTACAATGACATATGCTGATAGAGTTATAACATTCGTACCAAAAGAGCCACTGAACGTGGATACACGTTATATCGTTGTATTAAATAATACGATAACAGATATCACTGGAAATAGACTTTTAAAGAAATATGTATTTGCTTTTAATACAGAAATAACTAAGAGTTATTCGAAATGTGAAATCGTATCACCAACATTCGGTATGATTTCAAATTCAATTCCAGAGATACAGTGGAAATCCCAACAAGCTCCTTCATATATTATGCAGATTTCAAAGTCAAATAAATTCGAAGTATTGTTATATGAAACTTTTGTGGTTAACGAAGAGGATGATATTATAACATTCACGCCATCTATATCTTATAAAGAAGGTATATACTATGTAAGAGTTAAATCAGAAGGTGGAGAATGGAGTGACCCTTGCCAGTTCTTTATTAAAGAAGTGACTGACGCTGTTATCGCACAAGACGACCAATCTGAAGAAATATACTTGGCAGATTTCTTAGCAGACATAGAAGACGAGCTAGAAATATTAGAAATTTTCCCTGCTGATAATAGCTTAAGTAATAGTTTGAAAACAAATATTGCTTATGTTAAAATAAGAGGAGAATTGAAAGAAGACCAATTTGATATAAATGAATCCTATTTTATTGGTGAAGCATTCGATGAAGAAGATGACAGCACCTATGAACATGGAGAACCAGAAGGAACTTGGACCGTTATATATGACTCAGATAATGATTGTACATATATAATATTTACACCTAATCTTGAAGGTGAAGAGCTCCCGACTTTCCCAGAAGATACTGAGAATGAGGAAGAAGACTACGGTGTTGAGGTTAGATACTTTATAGATAATTAGGGGGTAAGTGTAAATGGCATTCGTAACTAATTATCAAGTAGGCGGTGAAGTTGATAAGGTCAAATATATAGAGCAAATAAAGAATTTTGCACAATTATCTAGACCTTACAATAAAATGGTAGCAATGACACTTCCTGCACTTCAAGGCGTATATTATTTAGAGTACGAATCACCAGACGAAAATGCAGAACTACTCGCATTAGTAATTACGTGCAGTGGATATGGAGAAGAAGACTATTATAATTTATATGTAAACGATGAATTATGGTTTGAAACTTGGTATCCTACAGAAGTAAAAGAGGGTCTTTTCATAGGAACTTCAACTTATGTATATGTACTTGAACCTAAAACAAAATTCCGTTTGGAGTTTAATAATGTTTCAGGCACATCAAAAAAAGTATGGATGGGCATCCGTATGTTAGTTGATGGAGAATATGTAAAACAAGAACCTGAAGACGAAGATGTTATTACACCCGCTTTACCCGTAGTACCAGATGACGATAGCGGTGTTTAATAAATAAAGATAGGAGGAAAATAAAATGTCTGAACAGAAATACAAGGCGTATAGATATCACGAAGGTCTTTGTTCTACTAAGGACATAGTAAAAGAGCTCGCTAAGGTTTTATCCATTGGTGTGTGCTCAAACGAAGTCAAAGATGTAAACGGTAATACTCTGCTTCCATCATTCGTTTTACAGAAAAAGAACTGGGATATTGCTTATCCAAAGCCAGACACTACAATTAATGTAGATGCTGATAATATGTCCCCAGAAGAGTATCAGGCTAAGATTCTGAACCAGATTAGTCAAATCTCTGATACGGTTATTCTGAAAACAACAACAACTCCGACAGAGATTAAAAAGACTTCCGGTGACTTATTACAGGATAGCGATGAGTTAAAAGAATCATTAACCATGTATCTTGAAATCTATAAGCCTACTTATGTTGCAAACCCTGAAGAATATCCTCTTGATTGTGAAAAAGAAGGCGTTATTCCTAAGGTAATTACAAAAGATATGTATCAGGATGCATTAAGCGTTACAAAACGTGTTGAAGAAATAATCACACTTCCGGGTAATGGTTGTTGTACTATTTCTACTTCTGACGAAATTAACAAACAGACCATT